ATGGTAGATATGCTAATGTAGATAGAACTAGTGCAGTAATCTATAAAGTTGAAAAAATAAAAAAAACACCAATTGGATTAATAGAACAAATGTTAGAGGACAATGATAAAGAACAAAAAAAGAAAAAATAATTTGAAATTAATTAATTATATATTTTATATATATATAAAAGATGTTTATTTGGACAAGCAAAACTTGGAGTGATGAACAAATCAATGAACTATGTTCAAAATCGTGGAAGATTGCCGATAATGATGGACATGAGAATGATGATTGGTATCGTGATGAATTACCAAATAGTCCAATAGATCATCATTGGACTTACGATACATTAGTTCCATCAATTGAACAAGATATTCAAGATGGATTAACTGTTGAAGATATTTTAGAGAAGTATATAAATATGGAACTTCAAAAAGATAATAGTATGTGTAGATCAAGTGTTGAAGGTTGAACGGGTATTTATACATTCCCTTAAACAAATATAATGTAATTTTGTAATTTATATTTTAATATTTAATCATAATAAATAGTATGACTAAAATGGTAATTGAAAAAGGCACTGCAAAAAATAAGAAACTTAAGGCAATTTTTTATGACGAGAAAGGTAAAAAGATAAAAACGTCACAATTTGGCGATATCCGCTATCAAGATTATACCCTATCAAAAGACAAAGAACAGCGAAAAAGATACTTGGCGAGACATAAAAAAGATTTATCCAAGGGTGATTATATGTCACCATCTTTTCTTTCGTACTACATACTATGGGGCGATTCAACATCTCGTAATACTAATATAAAGAAATATAAAAAAATGTTTAAATTAAAATAATCTTTGATATATATAAATGTACACTTTGTTTTATACTTTAGTAATGGATATACTTAGACAACCGCCGTCTCCTTATGATTCACATGGATGTTGTGTAAGTTGTGGATACACTTACTGCGAATCACTTAATGAATGCATAAGATCATGGGAAACATATTGTAAAAGTTTAGATAACGGGCATTAGCGTAGCATAACTTCGTTTTAATTCTTATATTTAAGTAATGCTCTAATATCAATGGTATGGATAGTGATATCTAAAATAGTTTATTTATGTAATTCTTATATTTAAGTAATTCTTATATATAAGTAAAATATATAATATAATATAAATAATATAGTTAATATAGTTAATATAATTAATAACAACCATTAAAGGGGTTATATTCCTCTTGTGGTGGTGCAACTGCTCTACGCAATTGATTTCTAATTGCTTCTTGTTCTTTATTTTTTTCTTGATCTACTTTCTTTTTTTCTTTTCTTGATTTACGAATCTTTTCATAATTCATAATTGCATTAAGTTGTGCATCTTCTAAATCTTGTTTAGTAAATGTTTGTTCTTTTACAATATCTTTAATTGGTTTTGGTTCTACATCATCCTCTACTTCTTCCTTTAATGCTCTAACTCTTTTAACTTTTTGTTTCTTTAATAATTCCTTTTCTTCTTTTTCTAATGCTTTACTTTCTTTTCTCTCTACCGCTTTTGCTTTTCTTGCTGCCATTGCTTTTACTCTTGCTGCTTTTAATTTCTCCTTATGTTCTTCAGTCATAGGTGGTCTTTTCTTACGTGGTTTACCCTTCTTAGTTAATTTAACATTTTCTAGTGGTGCAACACTTTCAGTTCCTTGTGCGTTAATAGGTGAATGATTTTCGGGCATATTAAATATCTCATTAACATTCATGTCATCTCTTTTAGATTTTGCTTTAGGTACAATTTCATCTAATACTTCTTTAGTTTCATCTACATTAGTATCTTTATCTTCATCAAAGTCATCCATTTCATCATTAATATTATTATCATTTGCATCTTCTTCATCACTGGGGATAAAATCCATTTTCACTTGCGGTAAAAAACTCATTACTTTTAGTTATAATATATATTTTAATTTACTATTATTTATTTTAAATTATTATTAATTATTAAATATTGATTACTTTAATCTTTTCTTTATTATTAATATATAAATAGTATAATTATTCATCTTTATCATCTTTATTATCACGAAGTTGTCTAATTTTCATATCTTTAACTTTAATAATACGGTCATCTTCAATCAACTGCTCTCTTTGATCTAATATTAAATTAAACATTTGTTTTATAATCTTACTATCATCATAACTTTTTAATTGTTGTTTTGTATTATATTCATGCTTTTTATCTTTGAACTCTAACATACTTGCAATAGTCTTAAAGTCCTTATCAAATAAAGCGTTTTTCTCTAATGCGGATAATTCTTTTCTATTCATTGTATATTATATATTATATTTTATTTTTAAGTAAATTACTTATATTTAAGAATAATGCAATATTAATGATTTGTATATCAATATCTAAAATAGTTTATTTATGAAATTCTTATATTTAAGTAATTCTTATATTTAAGTAAAATACTTATAATTATTTCAAGTCGTATTTTCTCATTCAACTAATATACTAATATCTTCTTCTTCTTCACTATCTATATTACTATTTATATTGGGTGTATCGGTTTCCTCTTGTGTTTCAACTTTTTCTTTAATAATTGAATCTCTATAAGGGACAATTGCTTTAAGACCATTGCATATAATTGGTTTTCTAACATTTGGATATTTATCTTCAAACTTTTTATTGAACATAGTAATAATATCTAAATCAATAGTTGGACTACTCTCTAATAGATTATCATATTCACTTCTACATACTTTTAAGAAATCTCTACAAGGTTTTCTTTTCTTATCATGTAAACTTAATTCTATTTCAATTGCTCTTCCAAGTTTAGACCACGCTAATGCACTAATTCTATGACCTTCAAAAGTCTCAGCATATTTTAAAAAAGATCCAAGTGTTCCAAGTATTCCGCAAAATATATTGAACCCACCAACAACAGCAGTAAATCCGTGCTGATAATCTTTTGGTATATAACTATCAACCGCAAAATTACCAACGCCAGTTAATGTTGATAATACTATAATTGGTATTTGTAGATGTTGATATTTTCTTTTATATTTTCTTGTACTATAATTATGTATCCATGCATAACATGTAGATATTTCTCCCCACTCACTTAATAACTCTTCTATCTCATCACTCCAATCATCTATATTTTCGGGTAAAGGTCTTGGTGTATGTAATCTCTCCATTTATTAATAATATTATTTTATTTTGAATATTAAAATATTGATATAATTATATATGAGTGATTATACCAACCCTTTTGAAACAAAACCGATAGAGAAAGTCAAGAATGACGTTCATGCTATAAATAGAAACATAAATAAAATCAAAATGGATATAATAAGTATGAGAAGTGATATATCAATAATTAAACAATTGTTAGATGAAAGAGAAAAAGAAAAAGCAATTCCAATATCAAAAGGTTGGATTTGGAATACATATTAACCAAAGGTATCTTAGATTAAGTTATTTTTTTAGAGTTTAAATTTATATTAAAATATATAGTATATAATATATAAATGGAAAAATCCAAAGCAGTTAAAAAACCACCAAAAGTTTTTAAAGTAAAAGATCCCGACCCCGATAGTAAATTTAGTGATATACATCCGCACCTACCACAACCACCATCATTACTATTGATTGTTGGAAGTGTCAAAGCGGGCAAATCAAATTTATTGGTCAATTTATTATGCAACCCCGACATGTACAAAGATAAGTTTGATATAGTTAAGATTATAAGTAATACATTGAATGCTGACCCTAAGGGTAAATTAATGAATAAATATTTTGATTGTGAAGATCATTATACTGATGAGATGGTAACTGATATAATTGAAAGTCAAAAGAAATATGAAGATTTTGAAAGACCATCTATAGCATTATTTTTAGATGATATATTAACAAAAGATTTCAAAAAATCTAATGCTGTATCTTTCCTTGCAACCCGCTTTAGACATTATGGTATTGGAATTCTTGGATTCACAACACAATCATTTCGTGCTGTTAGTGGTTTAATTAGAAATAATGCAACTGATGTAATTATTATGAAACAACAAAACGCAAAAGAGTTAGAGAAGTTAAATGAAGAATATGGAGATTTGTTCCCGAATATATTTATGGACATTTATAAAAAAGCAATAGAAGATGAACCGTATTCATTTTTATATTTGGATATGCAAACATCGCCCGCCACGGCATATATTCGTTTTGAAACAAAGATTGCTGAAGGTGAGAAAAAACTTTTTTAATAAAATAATAAATATAATTATATATTATATAATATAAAAAATGGACTTATATGGAAGTGGAGCATCTATATCTCAAGCAAATGCACAAACGGATGAGGCAAGACAATTATCTAGAGCAAATCAAGATTTTAATAATACTTTAGCAGAACAATTAGATACAACTAATCTTGAATTAGATCAAGATAAACAATCTAAATTAAATAAAAATATATTAAGTGGTGCTACAAATGCTGGTAAACTTGGAATAATAAGTAAGAATAAAATGTTGGGTGGCAAAGAAATTAAAACTACATTAGAAGAAAGAATGGCAAAAGACCCCGATAGACTGGCAAGAAATAGTAGAGCAGCAAGAGCACCAAGAGCAGAAGGCGTTGCTCCAAGACCACCCGCTGAGGCAACTGCTGGAGAAGTATTTGAAGGTGAACGGGAAGGAACACGACTTGGTTCGGCAGCAGTTGAAGGCGGAGAAGTTGCTGGAGTAGTTGGTACTAGTGGAGCAGCAAGGGGTCTATTAAAAGTTGCTGAAAGTGGTGCTGGCAAATCATTACTTAAAGTTGGTAAAGTTGGAGTTGCTGGTCTTGGTGGAGGTTTAGATATTGCACAAGATATTGGAAATATTGCTAGTGGTAAAAGTGGCATGGAAGTATTTGGATCTAATACTGCGAGTAGATTTGGTAACATTGCTAACATTCTTGGTAGTGGTTTAGAAGTTGCTGGTGTTGCTACTGGTGGAATAACTCCATGGTCAATCGCATTAGAAGCAGCGGGAGCGGGTGTTGGTTTACTTGGAAGTTTAGCAGAAGCGGGTGGAGAAATGGAAGCGAGTGATGATGCTAAAACAAGTGCTGATGCTGATATTACATCTCAACAAAGAGGAGCAGTATTAAGTTCTAATGTTGAAACCGCTGTTGGAAGAAGTAATTAATTAATCCAATTGGTCTTTTATTTTATTTTTTTTTTAATTTATTTAATAAGATTTATTTTATATTAGTATATTATAAAATGAGTTCCTTTTGGAGAAATGATGACAAAATTAAAGTATCACAAACACAAGTTTCCGTTCCATCTACTAATGGTCGTTCCTATACTGGAACGGCGGGACAATCGGGTAGACGTATAGATTTTGAAATACCGCCTACTGTTAAATTTATGGATGGCAAAAATTCATATTTACAATTTGACATTAAAATTGGTATTCCCGCAACTCTTACACCAACTCGTCTGCATCTAGATCCGTTTATTGGAGGTCAAGCAGTTGTAAGAAATTTAAGGATATATAGTGGTTCTCGTTCGGTATTACTAGAAGAGATTAGTGATTACAATGCTAAAGTTCAAATGGAGTATTCTTATAATCAAGATGATAGTATGCGAGCGATGCGAGCGATGAAAGAAGGTTCTTTAGTAACCAATGTTGAATCCCGCGGAACTCTCGGTACATCAGTATCTAACAATATTGATATTGAAACTAATCCTTATTATAAACCCGTTGGAACTGTTCCCGTTGGACGCGACTGGGGAAATGCTGATGATTTCCTTACTGCTAAAGTATCACTCCCAATACATTGTGGACTATTTGCTGAAAGTTCAAAAATCTTCCCCGTTATGATGACTGATGGTCTTTTTATGGAAGTGGATATTGAAGACCCAGCAAGATTTGTTAAGCAGTTAGATAGTGTCAATCGCCATCGTCGTATGAAACAAAATCCAATCTTCCACGGTGTTGATGTTGGTGGTAATCCTTTAACTATTGTTAATGCTACAAACCGCACTGAAATCTTTTTAGGATTACAAAACAATATGATGAGAGTTGAAAATTGTCCATTCGTAAAAGGCGAACGTATTGGTATATGTAGTGCTACTAATCCAAGGAGTGAATGTGCATTAACTCTAACTGCTGGTGGTGGACAAGGATATCCAAAGATTGAAAATATTGAATTAGATGGTTCGGGTAAAATTAAGATAACTTGTGAACAATTTCAAAATAGTGATAGTGGCACGGGTGTTGAAGCAACATCCAATAACTTTATTTTATTCAGTGCTGCTATTGATACTGATAGACGTGAAAATGATGATGCTACTGCTGTTCTCGTTGCTGCTACTACAGCATATCCTATTACTACTGAAATTTCTAATGCTGAGATTGTTGTTCAGCAAGTTGGTGTTGATCCGCGATATGAAGCGGGAATGATGAAACGAATGCGAGATGGTGGTACTATAGAAATTGATATTCCAAGTGTAACAAATTACAAACATTCATTATTATCATCCAATCGTAATGCTACGATCAATCTTGCTGTATCTAACACTCGTGCTAAATCTATGATTATCATGCCAACTGATGCGAGGACTTTGAGTGTTGCTGATTTGATGGCGGGCGCAAAAGATGCTTATGAAGAAGAGACGACTGCTATGGATGGACGCCTCCATAGTATCCGTAGTGGTCAAGTTGGTATCATAGACCATCTTACATCTTATCAAATGGTTGTAGATGATAAACTTGTTCCATCTCGTCCTATTGTAGTATCTAAAATTAATAAGGGTGAATCTATTGCTGCACAACCTCTTATTGAATTAGAGAAAGCACTTAATCAAGCGGGAATTGTTCCAAGGTCTTTTACTGATTACAATCGTAATTTCTTAATTGGTCGTGCATATGCCCTTAATGACGGCGTTGCTAATCTTAATAACAAATCAAATCAGTTACAACTATTATATAATGAAACGAATGCTGCTGGTGCTGATAGACCTCCAACAAGAGACAAACTCCTCTTTTGTTTCTTATTCCATATTAGACGT